GCCGGAGGTGGGCGGCACGTACGTGGCGGAGCTGGCCAGAGGTACGTTCGTGCCGTAGGTCCCGAGCGCCATGGGGGTGAACGTGGCGGAGGCTCCCTTGATGTATGTCCAAGAGAGCGACAACTCACGGTACCCCTCCACGGCGGCGGACGAACACTTGAAGCGCCACGATCGAAGGCGCACCAAGCGGAATGGCACGTTCCAGCTGCCCATCGCGGTGTTGACTCCCGGGATGAGCTTGAGGGACACCTCATAGCCTGACTCGCTCGAGGGCAAGGCGATGGATGTGAACGTGCAGCTGGTAGTGTCCCCATTGGCATCCACCCCTTGCAACTCAATCGAGTACGTGGGTGATGTGCCATTGTGGGCAGTGCCAACATTGAAGACAGCTCGAACGAGCATCTCCATGTACGCGCCAGCAGCGTAGTTCTCTTGGCCCAGTTCGGACCCAAAGACCACGTAGCCGGCAGCGATACGGCCAGCCTCGTCGGAGCACGGTGTCATTGTGTACTGCGATGTGACATTGGTGCCAGTCACAGTGCGCGGATCCTCCAGTACAATCAGGTCACGAAGAGGAATTGGATTAGTGAAATCATCACTGCCAATGACACTGTCGAAATTCGACGTAGAAAACGGCTGATTACGGTGCGAGCCGTACGAATCGTAGTCCCTGAGGACTCCTCCGGCACCAACCAGATGAGTACCAACAGCGACGTTGTTGATTCCGCCGAGGCTGACGTCGTCGAGTGGCCAATCAGCCGAGATCCCCACGTGGGCGCGAAGATTCGGGCTGATGGCAACTGCGAGCCGGTCGGTACCGTCAAAGTCATCAGAGTCAGGCTCCAAGACGGTACGTCCGGTATAGGCCAGGAAACGGTCTGAACCTCCGAGAGTGGGCCATGCCTCTCGGCCCTTTCCTGACTCCTTGGGTGCGACGATCCCCAAGGGAAAAGAAGAATTGCTGGCTTCACCAGCGTCTCCTCCACCGCGAGCAGCTGTGGTACCGGCTGCTCGAACGGAGGCCGCCAGAACCTTGGCTGATTCACGGTTGGCGGCTTTGATTGCAGCGACGATCTGATTCGTGTCGCTGCGAGCTGCGGCGTGCGCGGCATTCGCGGCACGCTCGGCCTTGCGGGCAAGGGCTTGTTGAGTGATGGACTTGTTCTTGTTAACCTCAACGGCAGGTTGGCCATGTCGTGGGCGTGTAACTGTGACCAGTTCGCCCGGGCCCGCTCGTCTTGTCCACCATACTTCCTCTAATGGTGGTCGCTGACGCGAGGCTGCATGTGTCGGGGCCTTGAGGCATGCAGCAGCTAACTCGGGGTGGGTGCCAATCCACTGTTACCATGAGTTCCCAGCTCGGAGAAGCAGCATCGCCAATGCTGTAACCTTTCGGTCCCCCTACAATGCAAGGGCTTTCGCCCTCTAACCGCTTAGGCGCAATCTATCTCGAACAAGCGTTCGAGACCCAGATTATGTGCCGCTACCTCGAAGGTTTCCGGCACACGCCCATAGCGGTTATCGGTGCGCATACGTGCAGCACCGAGCAGGGCGCCCAGTTGTTCCAAAGGTTCAACCAGATCGACCCCGTAGCGGGCGACAAAGAACGCCGCCCTTTCGTCATTCGTGAGCTCGTCAGATGCCCCGTGCATGACCTTATAAGGGTCCCTCACGGCCTCTGTGGTCCCAGCCCACGTTGACAACACACGCCCGATCCGCAGACCGAACGGGCGCATGGCCTGGGCGTAGCTGTAGTACCCAGCCTTGACTGCCTCACTCAAAGCACGCCCAGTGCGACGTGCCGTGCAGACGCCCAGCTTGCCCAGGAATCTGCCCAGTTTCGGAACAAACATGATCCCATTCCGGTACCGGGCAAACGCTCCGGAGCAAAAGTCCGCCTCTTCCACGGCATCGAACACTTTGACCTTGGCATTGAACCCAAAGTCCTCGAAACGCCCAGTAATTGAAGCAATGCTGGTGTCTCGCATACTAACAAAGCTGTCATGCAACATGATCGCGTTGATAATGGTGTTCCCCATGGAGGTAAGAGGCGAACCTGACGCGCGGATGCCATCACATCCGGCGTATTCGAGAAACTCGCTTGGATCCTCTCGGAGGTAGGGTGCTTTCACCCTATAATCCCTCTTCACA